AGACGGCGACCTTGCTAATCCATCCTTGGCGCTGATCGTTGTGACCGCCCTGCCGGACTCTGGGCATGTTGCTCTGCGTAAAGGTGACAGTACCCTTTGCAATCTGAAGGACTTCGTTGCCGTCAACCGACGCGACGCGCATCTGATACTGCTGGACGATACTCGAGGCCGGAGGAGCGTCAGACTCAAGGCGAGATCGGCTGTCAACAATGACGGATCCTCCCGGAGTAAAGCTTACGGACGGGCCTTCGCCGAGATAAGGGATGGGAAGGCTGGCCTGAATGCCCGCGGCGAGGTCGTTGAGTTGTTTCGCCTGAATAGGCGACCCCGCTTCAAAGCGAGAGTTGAAGTGAGATCCAGATCCGTTGAACCCAAGATCTTCCATCATCCAAAGATAGGTGATTGCATCGGGCCGTAAATGTCCGAGTCCCAACCCATATTGCCACCGATCATAATGTCATAGACGACCTTGATCCCGGCATAGTCGTCAGGCGTTCCGATACACTCCGCATTGGCGGCGGTGAGAAGACATAGCTCCGGGGAAAGCGCGCCCAAGACGTCGTTAGGGGTGATCAACTTGAACATGTCGTTCTCGTTGTTAAGAGTCCGGCCTACCCCGTTGGTCATGGTCGCGGCTCGATAGCCTTCCGCCTTGTTGAAGAAAACCATTCCGCGCACCGAATACATCGGTCGCAGGAAGTGACGGATGCCGGCCTTGGCGTTGCGAGTACCGTCAGCCGGGAGGCCGAAGCCGTCGAAGCGCCAAGGAGCAAGCGCGTCCCCGGAAGGAATGAAGATCGGCTTGTTGATGTTGCTTGACGGAGCCGAAGGCGGGCCAGCAAGGATCTGCGTCGCCGAACCTTCACCAATGGTTTCGTCCGTTACGATAGTGAAGTTCGGGTGCGTCTCGATGGGTTGCGCCGTAGTGTTAGACACCCCGGAGATCTGCGCGTCGGTGTATCCAACTCCGCGGGCCACTCCCATGTAGTCGATGGTGATCGTGGCTACTCCGCCCGTCTGGAGGGCGATAGCGTACTTGTGAGACTTCATCTCGAAGCCCACGTCGTAGGGATAGGTCACGCCCATCGAAACCATGTCGATCGTGTCCGTCAGGTTTCCGTTGGCGGAGTCAATCGTGTAGGTCAGCTGGGCTTGCGCCAGACCGAACGCATCGATTGCGATAGATCCCGACGGCGTAAGCTCGCCCGGGGCGATTAGCTCATTGCCGTGATCGTGACGAGTGATTGAAGGTTCGGGCATGTTATTTCGCTACGTTTACGGGTTTGGTTTGAGCTGGCTTGGATGAGTCCTGAACGAGCTTGGCGGTATTGTCGGCAGTCTTCGTCGCGGCGTCAAGCATGGACGTCTGGTAAGTGCCGGAGAGTACAGAGCTGACATCTCCGCCACCGATCTCCTGAAGCGAAGAAACCGCCATCACCCGGGCGGCTTGGAGGAGGGGCGGACCTTGGGGTTGTTCCTTGGGCTTTTCCTTCTCGCGATCCTGAAGCATCTTGATGGTCTTGATGGCTTCTGCCGCCGCGGTCGCTTGCTCCGTGCTGGTGAACCAATCGTCAAATTCGTAGTCAGCCAATTGCTTGATTGCTTCAGCGATAGCGTCTTCATCGCCTTTCAGTTCGCTGTAGATTTGGCCTCCGATAGATCTCCCCTCCTGCTCCGAAGTGCCTCCAGTTTCCCCTACGACATCCATCGCTTCAATAGCGACCCCGGCACCAAGGACGGACGAGCTTTCTCGGCCGATTTCACTAACAATCCCACCAAACACATCCGCCATAGTCCGCTTGAAGCGTTCGATCCGGCGCTCGGTCTTGGCGAGGTTCTCGACCGTCTGGTCGCCCATGACCTTGACCGACTTGGTGAACTCGTCGATGTTGATCTTGCCATTCTTGTAGATGGCGGCGAGCTGTTCTCCCTGAAGGCCGAATAGCTGGACGGCGCGCTGGGCTGAAAGTGCCTCGTTCCCGGTTCGGTCGTACTCGTCTGCGAGTCGGCGTAGGACTTCGATTGCGGAAACCTTGCCCTTGGTCACTTCTTCCTCGGTGAACTTTAAAGCCCGGAGAACGGATCTATGGGACTCGCTTCCCTTTGCCGCGGCGTCATTGACTTTTGCGAAGTAGTTCATCGTCCGGCCTACGGCCTCCATAGACACTCCGACCTCGGCTCCGTAGCGCGCAATCAGCTGAAACTCTTGGGAGCTTTTACCAGTACCGAAACGCTTGAAGGCCTCGTCAATCCCTTTCGCAGTCTTGAGGGTGTTCGACATGCTTTCGGCGAACTTTCCAAAGACCGCAGACAGGGCGAGGGCGGAGGTGATGCTTGCGACCGTGGACTTATTGAAGTCGTTGAACCAAGAGGACAGCGCGCCTCCGGCCTTGTTTACGGCCTCGGAAGCTCCCTTGGAAACGTCCGTGAAGTCTCCTCCGAACTTTACTTTTACGTCGTCAGCCATGTATTAATTTCGGTTGGTTTGGTTTGCTTGCTCTTTCTTGTACTTCTGGATCGCCTCGTATTCAACATCAGACATGACGGAAACCTCGGCGCCAAGCGCGGTGCTGTGTGCGATGTGCATCCAGATGGCCTCGGCCTCCGGCATAGTCCAAGCTTCCTCCAAGGTGCAACCGTTCCGGGTGAGGGAAGCGATGACTGCGAGTTGCCAAGGGATCCCGTTCTTGTTGGTTTCTCCGGCGGCGCTGTCCTTCTCCCAGAAACGAGGCCAGAAGGCCTGTTGGTTCAGGTAGGCGATTAGCTTCGCCACCTCTGCGACGAGGATCTTCTCGGAGAATTGCATCCGACTGACCCAGAACATTTCGCGCAGGGTCGCCGGGGTTGCCATATCGGCTAGGTTGAAAGACGACAGGATCTTCGTCGCGGCGACAAGGTGAGCCGGGGTGACAGGCTTCGCCGGGTTCATAACCGGGCTGTCAATAGCTTCCAGCGCGACCCTATGCCTCAAGCAGAACGGTAAAAGACGAACCCCGCAAACCTCGATTGAGGGCTGAAGGATTGTCGCCGCCTTGATCCACCGCTTTTCCATTGGTGGGTAAGCCCGGGTTGGGCTTAAGCGATTTGACTGTACTTGCGGGCGTTTACACCGACGCGACGGAAGGACTCGTTGGTGCCGTCGTTCGTAATGTCGTCGATGATGTAGGTCATGTCGCCGTAAGTGATCGTGTTGCCCGGGACAGGAATGCTGGCGCCGATCTTGAGGACGCCGACGAAATTGACGCCGAACTGAAGGTCGTCCTTACGAACGGTGATGATCCGGCCTTGCGCGTCCTTGACCTCGACGTGAAGGTTGCAATTCTCCTTCAGGTTGTCCGACTGGATCGTGATGAAGGACTGGGTCACATCGACCGGGCCGTATTCGTGATCGACGCCGTAGGTATTAGGGAGAGCCATGAGGGAGGGTCAGGTTTGAGTCTACGCGGGAGTCAAGCCGGAGGGTAGACCGCCGCCATAGCGTAAGTGAGGACGTTTCCGTAGCGTCTGTCGGCGACCCCTTCCTCGTCGGAACGCAACCAAGCGTGGTAGAGCTTCCCTTGAGTCCAAGCGGCCTTGAGTCCGGGGAGATCTTGCATGATGGCCTGAACGCTCTCCACCCGGGCGCGGTGAAGGTTCAGGGCTTCCTCCTCCGTGGGCGCGTCGTCCGCGGACGAATAGACATAGACTTTGAACATCAGCTCAAAGTTGCCAAGTGGGAGAGCGCCGAAGTTGGGGTGGGCGTCAGCGCCCTCGGCGTACAGGATCACGATTGGCAATGACCGGATCTCCCCGGTCTGGCCGATGTTGACTTGGACGTCAGGGAGCATGGTGGCGTTGGTGGTGAACCAAGCCTTAACAGACTGCTCTGCGATGGTTCGGATGCCGTAGGTGGTCATGTTAGAAGTTGCTTTGAGTGTTGGTGGTGAGGCCTTGCGCGGTAGCGAGCCAGAGTGGGATCTTCTTCTTGTTAAGCTCTGCCGCCATCTTCACGCGCATGGCATACATACGGTAATTGATGGCGGAACGCAACAGGCCTCTGGGCATGGCCCGGAAACCTACGAGGTTGCCTACGAGCGCCTCGGGCTTCATAGGCGTGTTGATTAGATCCTGACCAATGGCGTAGGATTGCCCGGTCGTATGCTTGATCCAAGCAGGGGCTTTGATTTCCTTGGCCCGGATCTTCTGGGCGGCGTACCAGTACCCAGCCTTCAGTGAACCGACGTCCTTCCACTTCTGCTTGGCGTACTTCTCCAAGTCCTTCTCCCGGCGCGCCAGAGCGAAAGGGTTCTTGGCTTGCTTGGCGTAGTCCATCAGTCCGCCCTTGCCGGAGAACTTTCGGAGCTTGGTGTGGATCTTGGACATAGCGGACAGGTCAGACCCGACATAGGTCATGCTCCTCCCGGCAGGGTTGCGCGCTTGGAACATCTCCCATTGCTTCTGGCTGGAGAGCGAGGACTTACCCTGACCCCTCTCCTTGTTCCACATCTTAAAAACCTCGAAGCTCTTGGTGTCGGCGATCTGCTGTTTGGTCGCAAGGGATAGAGGCCGGAATACGGTGAACACAGCCGCCCGGACATTCTCCTCACCCTTCTTCTTTGACCCGCTATCGAGGCCTTTCCCGGGACTGGTAAACGGGCGCGTGTATTTGACCAGATCCATGCAGAAGTGTCCGGCCTGTTCGCGGACGACCTCGCCTAGATCTTTGCCTAACACCTTGGCGAAGTCATGGAGATGCCCGACCAAATTAGAAGGATCGAGCTGAACGTGCTTGGAGACGGTGACGGGCATCAGCCAGCTGGGCCGACCTTCGTCTGAACCCGGGCGATGACCCAAGCGGACGGAGGACGGTCGTTGATAGCTACGATGCGGTACTGCTTTCCGTTGAAGGTGACCAGATTGCCGTAAACGACTACCCCGGGACGGTCGTCGCAGTCCGCCTTCAGAAACTTGACATCGAAAGCGGCGGAGTCGAGGAAGCCACCCGTTTCGAGATCCTGCTGAACCATCGGTTCGCCCATCAGGACATTGAAGGCGACGGGCGCGCCGTTCCCCTTCTGGACAGTCACCGCCTTGGGGATCTCGTTGAGGATCTCCCCGGCGTCAGAAGCCCATTCGTCTTGGATGATGCCCATGACCCTACGCGGGAGTCAAAGAGGGGTAGGCCTACCCCGGGAGAGTCAAACGGCCTCTACGGGCCAGCCAGAGGGGTCAAACGGGGCGCGCAAACAAAAGACCCCGGTTGCCCGGGGTCTTGTAAAGGATGACTCCCGCTTGTCTTTCGACAGAGGCGGAAGCCGTTATGGTTAGAGGTCGGTGATGACGACGAGGAGGGCGGCGTCAGGGTTACCGACGGACTGGCCGATGATCCACGACGCGCTGATGTTCGACAGACCCTTGGTCCAATCGTACCAGCTACGGAGGGAGAAGGCGAAACCGCTGTCAGGATCCTGAACGGTGATCTGTTCGCCACCGCCCGTGGTCGGAGCGGCCGGGACGCGCGTCACGATGACGTGACCTTCGCGGCAGGAGGCAATGCCAGCGAGATCTTCGCCAGCCGGGGCGGCGTCGAAACCGTTGTACTCGTAGATGTCGATGCCGTGGAGGCGACCGACCTTACCGTCGCGGATCACCGAGGTGTCGCCGATGGAGAGGTACTGGGCGACGGAGGCATCCTGAAGGAGCTGGCCGAAGGCATCCGGGGAGAGCAGGAGCGAGCGGTCGTTGATGGGGAGGTTAGCCTTGGTCATCTTCGTGGCGGCGCCAGCGATGGCGACACGGTTGAAGTTGGCCTTGGTGCCGGTGTAGGCGATGCCAGCGTAGTTAGCGGCGGTCGTTTCAGCGAGGACGCCGTCGAACAGGGACTTCACGGTGGCGTTAGCCATCGGAGCGATGAAGACGCGACGGAGCATGTCGAGCGAGATCGTGGCGACTTCGGTGTCGTCGAAAGCGGTCGCGACGTACTTATGGTCGGCGAGCGTGATGGCGACATCGGTGGCGTCAGCGTCAGCCGGGACGAAGCCGTTGGCGCGCACGTAGGTGCTGGCCGTGAACTTGTTGGCGAAGCGGGTGTGGACGACCTGACCCTTTTCAGCGACATAGGCGCTGAAGTCGGTGGTCACGATCTTGTTGAGCGGAGCCAGCACCGGGACGAGGGTGCGGAGGGTTTCCGCGGCGACGAACTGGGGCGCGAGGCCTTGGTTGAGGACGTTATTCGACATAGTTATTTAGTGAGTGAGGGGTGGGGGAAATTACTTGATGCCCAGATGGGCGACGATGGAGGCGCGGTTCTTGTTGTAGAACGCCACCTTTTCAGCCGGGTTGCTGATAGCGAGGTATTCGCCCCAGACTTCTTCCGGGGTCTTGCTGGAGACGGCGTCAGACGCGGAGATCTCGACCGGGACTACGCCGACGGAAGCGGCGATGGAGGCCGACTTCTTGCCGACCGACTCGATCTGGGAGACGGCTTGCTTCTTGAGATCCTCGACCGTAGCCAAGGCCTTGGTGAGCTCCTCGATCTTCTCGACAGCGGAGTCACGCTCGGCGCGCGCGGAGGCCAGCGCCTTGACCTCGGAGGAGGCGGAGGCCTTCTCGGAGATCAGGGTGGCGTTCTGCGCCTTGAGTTCGGAGATCTCCTTTGCCATAGCTTCCGCTTCGCCGGACTTGGAGGTGAAGGCCGACTTCAAGGCCTTCAGCGATTCTTCGAGGGTCAGCATGTCTGTGAGTTGATGCTACGCGGGAGTCAAGCGACACCCTTCGCGCGGTTGCGCTTGGAGCCGGACTTGTTGTGCTTGGAGTCCGTCTCGACGGCCTTCTCCCCGGAGTCGTCCTCGTCTTCGGCGCTCTCCTTGTCCTTGTCAGGATCTTCCTCCTCGGAGGGCTGGGGTTCGACGCCGTCGTCGTCTCCTTCGGACTTCTTTTCTTCGTCCTCATCTTCTTCGCCTTCAGACTTGGGTTCGTCCTCGTCGCCTTCGGATTTCTTGTCGTCTTCCTCATCCTCGGCTTCCGGCTTGTCGTCTTCCTCGGAC